GAAAGAGATTAGGTAGTGGTGTTGGAGTAAACTTTGAGTATCAACCTACTCCTAGTTTTGGATTAAACCGTGCACTTGGCGGTGGGCTGCCTTATGGACGACAGGTCCTTATCTGGGGATCAAAGTCGTCTGCAAAGTCCTCTATGTGCCTTCAGATGATTGCTATGGCACAAAAAGAAGGCAAGGTCTGTGCATGGATTGACTCTGAAATGTCATACTCTGAAGACTGGGCCGTAAAACTTGGAGTAGATCCAACTAAACTAATCTACTCACAAGCAAGAACTATTAGCGATATGGTTGATGTTGGTGTTGGACTTATTAATGCTGGTGTTGATTTAATCGTAATAGACTCCATTACATCAATGCTTCCTGCAATCTATTTTGAAAAAGATACAGATGATATGAAAGCATTAGAAAATACAAAGCAAATCGGAGCAGAGTCTCGTGACTTTAGTAATGCTTGGAAGATGCTTAACTATGCTAATAACAAAGTTAAACCAACTTTACTTGTTTTAATTTCTCAGTCTCGTAATAATATTAATGCTATGTATACTAGTCAGCAACCTTCTGGTGGTCAGGCTACTAAATTTTATTCTTCATGCGTTATTAAACTATTTAGTTCAGAGTCAGACAACCAAGCACTTAAAGGTAAGATTAAAGTAGGAGATAAGTTAATTGAAGAAAAGATTGGAAGAAAGATTCGCTGGGAACTACAATTCTCTAAAACCTCTCCAGGGTTTCAGTCTGGTGAGTATGATTTTTATTTTAGAGGTGAAGATATTGGTATTGATGCCATTGGTGATTTGGTTGACACAGCAGAATCAGTAGGACTAGTTAATCGCACTGGTGCTTGGTATCAATTAGATGATGGCACAAAGGTTCAGGGCAGAGATGGTTTTATTAATCGTGTTAGAGAAGATCTTGATTTACAACAAAGTCTAAGAGATAAGTTGGCCAATGGCTGAAAAAGATTTTACAGTATATCCTGGAAAGTTTCCATGCAAGAAATGTCATGAAGAAGTATCTTCTTTAAGACTTTGGACTGCATCTGGAGATGCTACCTGGATGTGTTCATCAAAACATATGTCCAAGGTTTCTTTGATTCCACAAAAGAAAAAGAAAAAGGATTTTGAAAATGAGTGAAAGATCAGAATCTAAAAGACTTGGGGCAAAGCAACACAAAAACTCTGGTAGAAATAATACCAAGGGAGATGCTTCTTGGAATAATTTTGTTTTAGATTTTAAAGAATGCTCTAAATCATTTACATTAAACCAAGATGTGTGGGCCAAAGTAACAACAGATGCCTTAAAAAAAAGCATGGATCCTGCACTTGTTATCGTACTTGGCGAGGGTACACAAAAGGTAAGACTTGCTATAATAGAATTAGATATGTTAGAACAGTTAGTAGAGGAGAATAATAATGACAAGTGAAGGTCCGCAAAAAACAACACTAGAGCAAGTTAATGGTTTGGCAGAAATTGCTGAATATATGGATGATGAAGAGTTAACGACGGCTCTTACTATGATTGCTAAGATAATCATTAAACCAGACATCCCAATCCAGGTAGCAAGCCTTGAGATCGTTAGACTTCAGGCTATAGCAGCAAAGATGGCTTTAAAGGCTACATGGATGGCAAACGTTGATAAAAGTGACAGGGCAAAGAAAAATATTTACTATACCGCAGCAGAATCAATTAACGATTTGGTATCAGCATTAAAATACATTATGCGCTAACCTGCTATACTTATATAAACAAGGGATGATAATGACTAAAAATTTACTACAACAGATAATGATAAAAGAACCAAAGAAAGTAGAGATTATAGACACTCAGGCTTTGATTGAAAAAATTCAATCGGGGTATACGGTTAAGCGTGTAGATAAATTTCAAACAAAGAAAACTTTTGCTCCATCAACAATTGCATACTCTCATGGAGAATGTCCTAGATACTGGTACCTTGCATTTGAAGGTTCAGTGTTTGAAGATAATGCAGATGCCTATGGCGCAGCAAATATGACTGCTGGTACTAAGTCACATGAGCGTATTCAGCAAGCCATGATGGACTCTGGTATTGCAGAAATCTACGAGTCAGATGAAGGTCCAACAACAGAGTTTAAGATTGTTAATAACGATCCTCCAATCTTTGGTTATGGTGATGCCATGATTAATTGGGAGGGTGAGCAGATTGTTGGAGAAATTAAGACTATGCTCAATGAAGGTTTTGAGTATCGTAAAAAAACATTAAAGCCAAAAACTGGTCACTTAATTCAGTTGCTTATTTATATGAAGATTCTTAAAAAATCAAAGGGTGTATTGATTTATGAAAATAAGAATAATCATGAGTTGCTAGTTATTCCAGTAGAAGTAACAGATAATTATCGTCAATGGATTGACCAAACATTTCAATGGATGAGAGATGTTCGTAAAGCATGGACAGATAAAACACTACCCACAAAAAACTACAGATCAAATTCAAAAATCTGTAAGACATGTCCAATTCAAAAAGCATGTGAAGATGCTGGCACAGGGGTAGTAAAACTTAAATCCCTGGAGGGGCTCAGTGAAGTTATGTAGTGTATGCGATACATCATTTAAACCTAAAGTAACTTATCAAATTTACTGTAATAAGGTTTGTAGAGATATTGCAACCAGAGAAAAGATTGTAGAAAGGTACAACGTAACAAAAAGACAAAAGCGAAAAGGTAAAAAACGTTTATGTCTTGGAGGTTGTGCACAAGAACTTTCCATATACAACGACTCTGGATTTTGTTCAAACTGTAATGTTAGTGAAAAAGCAGTTGCAAAAATGCTAAAAGAATTGAAAGGTTATATTGAATATGAGCAAGACTAAGTGGGGGGCAGAAGCACAGCCAAAAACTATTTGTGCTATTGATGCTAGTACTAATAGTCTTGCCTTTGCTTTGTTTGTTGGCAATGAACTTGAAAGCATTGGAAAAATTTATTTTGAGGGAAATAATATTTATGAAAAAGTTATGGATGCTGGCAAAAAAGTAAAAGCCTTTTTTGATATTTATGGTGGTTTTGAGGCAATAGTTATTGAACATACAGTATTTATGAATAGTCCCAAGACTGCTGCTGACCTTGCATTAGTTCAAGGTGCAATTCTTGGATCAGCAGGACAATCTGGAACTAAAATAATTGGAAGAGTTTCTCCAATTACTTGGCAAATTTTTATGGGTAATGGAAAAATATCTAAAGAAGAACAGTTACTAATACGATCTCAAAACCCTGGAAAGTCTGATTCATACTACAAGGCTCACGAAAGAATGCTTCGTAAAGAAAGAACAATTAAGTTTATTAATATTAATTATGATAGAACTATCACAGACAACGATGTTGCAGATGCCTGTGGGATTGGTCATTGGGCTGTAAAAAATTGGGATAAGGCGATAGGAGAAAGTAAGTAATGCCAGAGTTAAATGCAAACATACCACCAATTGAATGCTATGTGCGTGGTAATTTTTTAAGAGATCAAGAAGATAGCCATGACCAATACTTTCCATGCGTTATTTTTGGAGTTTCAAGTATTAAGGCAAGAAGCCCACTGTTTCATTTTATGATGGAAGATGGTGGTATTTGGTGGAGAATGCCTATCAATGCATTTTGTACAAAGCCTGGAGTTCCAGAAGAGCCAATTCATAATCTAGTTTTATGGAATTCTTTTAGCCCACACGTTTCAGTTACAAAGTTTCAAGCATTAAGCAATATGAGAATGTCTTATATTGATAGAAATAAAACAAATGTTCCTGGAACATATTTATTTACACTTGACTGGCATAGCCCAGAAACAAATATTTTGGATGATGGATACTCTGAAAATCCAGGACAACATAAGTGTGGTCATGTTATTCAAAGAGATGATGGCAACTTTGCAATTCAGCCAAATAATCGGGTAAGAATAAAGGAGCCATCCTTTGTAACAAAGAAAGATCTAGTAATACAAAGACTTATAAATACAAAAAAATGGGATGTTGAGAGTTACGATAAGTGGATTCTTGAGGACTCAAACGCTTATAATTATGATGTTTTAGACTCTGAGGTTGACAAATAATCTCATGGCTGCTAAACTATATACATCGGAAGTCTATATGCGTAAGCGTTACCTTATGGATAAAAAGACTCCAGAAGAGATTGCAAAGGAATGCGGAGCCAGTGTTGAGACTATCTATGTATACCTTGCTAAATTTGGATTAAGGAAATCAAAAAGATGAAAAAGATTAAATATCTTATGTTTATATTATCATTAGTAACTGCAGTAGGATTTGTAACTGCAATATCTGCACTTAAAAACATTCCAGAATCTTTTGACTGGAACCTAGAGGAAGATGAAGATGAGAATTATTAAGCATTTTATAGATGTTGCAAAGGCTCTTACACAAAGACTATTCTGTAAGCACAAAGAGTCTTCAATATCATCTTGCCCATTTACTGGTAGAACATATACAACATGTTTAAATTGTTTTAAAAGATTAAAAGTTGAGGTAACTCCGTGAGCGACAATCTTCATATTACTGTTGATCAAGTAAACCATCCTGTCCATTACACATCAGATCCTTCTGGGGTTGAATGTATTCAAATTACTAGACATAGAAACTTTAATATTGGTAATGCATTCAAGTATTTATGGAGAGCAGGGCTTAAAGATGAAGCAAAAACTATTCAAGATTTAGAAAAAGCCATATTCTATATTAAGGATGAAATAAATAGATTAGAGGGAAAGTATGTCAAGTGAGGCAGAACTTATTCAGCATCTTGATGAAGTTAATCAAGTAGTTACTGAATACCTTAAGGGTAACGATCCAACAGTTATATCTAAAGAGTTAGATATTCCAAGAACTCGTGTTGTATCTTTAATTAATGAGTGGAAAGTTATGGCATCTGCCAATGATGCTATCCGTGCTCGTGCTAAAGAGGCTTTGGTTGGAGCAGATACACACTATACAAAGTTAATTACTAAAGCATACGAGGTTATTGATGAAGCAACTCTATCAACAAACCTTACAGCAAAGACTGCTGGAATTAAATTAGTTTTAGATATTGAGTCAAGAAGAATTGACATGCTTCAAAAGGCTGGCCTTCTTGAAAATAAAGAACTTGCTGAAGAGATGATTGAAATTGAAAGGCGACAAGAAGTTCTTGTTGGAATATTAAGAGACATTGCTTCAGAGCATCCAGAGGTTCGTGACATTATCATGAAGAGGCTTTCTGCTATTGCAAAAGAAGGAGAAGTGATTACTGTTGTCCACGATGTTCAATGATTTTCTTGAGGTATTAAAAGAGAATCATTTTGTTGAAACCCCAGTTGATGTAAAGACATTTGTCCAGTCACCTGACTATCTTGGTCAACCACTTTTATCTGATATCCAGTACGAAATTGTTGAGGCAATGAGCCAAATCTATCGTAAAGAAGATTTGATAGAGATTATGGGCGATGTTGAAGGAACCAAGCACTTTAATAAGTATACAAAGAATGAACTAATTCTTCAACTTGGCAAGGGTAGCGGTAAAGATTTTATTTCAACAGTAGCCTGTGCATATGTAGTGTATAAACTACTATGCCTAAAAGACCCAGCAATTTATTTTGGTAAGCCTGCAGGAGATGCTATTGATATTATTAATGTTGCTGTTAACGCACAACAGGCAAAGAACGTTTTCTTTAAAGGTTTTAAAACAAAGATTGAAAAGTCACCTTGGTTTGCTGGAAAGTATAATGCAAAGGCTGACTCAATTGAGTTTGATAAAGCAATTACTGTTTATTCTGGACACTCAGAAAGAGAATCTCATGAGGGTTTAAACTTACTTATGGCAGTGC